AATCCTGTTGAAAGAGCGTTGCTTGATGGTGTACCATTAAGAAACCATAATTTTAGTTTTAAGATGATACCTCGTAATGCGAGAGAGGTTACAGCAATTAATAAAATTATTCATGAGATTAGACTAAGGATGATGCCTACACCAGGTGAAGGCATAGATGAATTCTTTTATGATTTTCCAGATATAGTTGAATACGGGTTTAAAGGTACATTTGCAAGTCAACCGCATAAACCTGGTGTAATAACATCATTAAAAGTAGATTATGCCCCTGACGGTGCTTCTTTCTTTATGAAATCAGGTGAAGCTGTAGCATATGTTTTATCTTTATCAATTAAAGAATTCGAACCAATCAATAGAGATGACTTCTCGAAGAGTGTCACTTCTAAGGCCTCGACGGAAAGCGCAGGTTAATAAATGAAATATTTTAAACAATTTCCTGATATTACATATGATAACCATCAAGTTAAAAATATTTTAGCTAGAGTACAGTTATCTAATATATTAAAGTCTAATAGATATACTTATTTTGATTATGAGCTTCAAGAAGGTGATCAACCCTGGATTATTGCTGATCAATATTATGATAGCCCCGATAGGGTATGGCTGGTTTATATGTCTAACGATATTGTTGACCCACACTACGAGTGGCTTATGGATACCTTCACTTTTGAAAATTATATAATTAAGAAGTACGGATCAATAGCAACGGCTAAAGCAGATTTAATTGGGTACAATGAAGTCGTTAATAACGTTAAAACTGGAATAGTATTTAGTAAAGAAAGTTATATATATTCAACTGATGTTAATAAAGTAAATTGGACGCCCATTTATTCTTATGACAAAGAAGATGAAGCAAATGAAGCTCGTCGCTCTATTAAACTGTTAAGCAATGAATATGCAGATATTGCTGAAAGTAATTTAAAGGCGCTTTTAAGTAATGGCTGAGAATAAAATACGTTTACCGGGACAGAATGCATTAACTGCACTTCTTTTACTTAATGAAGATGAAGATGTAGTTCTCGATCTACTTCCTATGTGTGATATGTTCACTCTTATAGAAAGTATTGATAGTAACTCCATTTCTGCAGTTTGTAAAATTTCTGATTTATCTGATATAATAAACAGATTCCCTCTCACAGGCGATGAAATTGTAGTCGCGAGTTGGAAGACTGAAACCAACACGTCAAAGGAAACAATTAATCGCGAATGTGTTCTTAGAATTGTAGACATTAATAATATTGGACATAGTGTCGAAAGTGCTGGTATCGGTATAGAGATATCTCTGATATCAGAGTATGCATATAAGCAGGCCTTCCATAATGTTGATGAAGCCTTTAGTACTAATATAAAAGACGCAGTAGAAAAAGTACATGCAAAAGCTCTATCAAATAGATTAGAAAATGCATTTGAGGCAGAAGACTTTAAAATATATCGTCCAGAATTTAATGCTGTTATTGCTGATGACACTGTAGGAGTTTTTGATTTTATTATACCTAGTGAAACGCCTTTTAAAGCAATGGAGTATCTAGTTGGATGGGCAAGTAACCCTTCTGCAACTAAATCAGACATATGGTTTTATTATCAAACATTAGATGGATTTAAATTTACTAACTTTGAGGCTCTTTTTGCAGCGCCATTTAATGCGGAAACTCATACATATCATCTAAGAGGTTCATTTAATCCTACTGATATTAATGCTCTGTACACTATTAGTAGTATGAGACAGCTTAGTAGAAGTAATCTATTTAATCTCGGTAGCACTGGCCGTTTACGTAGTCAAGTTAAAGAGTTAAGTTATACTCATAAACGTGTAGAGACGACTGAATATAATTTCTTAGATGAAGATTATAATATGGAGGGTAAAGAGCTTATTATGTCAGAAAAATTTAAAAAGACATTAGCATTAGTACCTACTGAGACACATTGGGTTTATAGAGATAGTACTACTACTGATTTTACTGTTAATGATTTTTTACCACATAAATGGTCAATGCAAAGAATTGTTAGAAATAATACAGTACAAATTAAAGTACCTGGTAACGCTGATCTAGCTGCAGGTCATATATTAGATATAAATATTAAAAGACCATTTTCAATTGGTAAGAATAACGAAAAGCCTTTAGATAAAACATTATCTGGCAAATATATTATTAAAGACTTAATTCATATGTTCACACCTTCAACGTATACACAAGAAGTAACGTTAATTAGGCCTGGAGCTGTTGATGCGAGTAAAGTGGAGGAATAATGCCTGAGTCAAATTTACAAGTAGATAGGTTTCAATGGCACTTTGGTGTTGTTGAAAATAGGGACGATCCGTTACAGATGGGACGTTTGCAAGTGAGATGGTTTAATGTTCACTCGGATGATATATCCAAACAGCCTACATCATCTCTACCTTGGGCTACGCCTATCTTTCCAATTCATAATGCATCTACTTCCGGTGTAGGTGGACCTTGGACAGGTGCTGTAGAAGGCTCATTCGTGATGGGATTCTTTATTGATTCAGGTTATCAAAAACCTTTTATAATGGGATCAATTGCAGGTATACCTACTGAGCCGCCTAATATTGGTTTAGGTTTTAATGACCCATTTGGTACATATCCTAAAACTACAGATATTAATAATGGTCTAAATGAGTCAGATCTCTCACGATTATCTCGTGACCCAGAAGGGCATGAGAGTCTTATTAATAGACGAGTGACTAGAGAGACAGGGACTGATAATCAAGGCATACCCACTGCAACAGCCCCTAGCGTAAAATCTGTATTAGATAATAAACCAGATACGGTTTATGAAGAGGATGATGAAGGTAATAAAACACGAGAATATTGGCATGAACCTCATCCCACTTTAACTGCAGAAGAGTTTGATCCTGCAGAAGATCCGGTTGATGATGATGCCCAGCCAAAGGCATATACACAATACCCTTATAATCACGTATGGGAGACAGAGTCAGGTCACGTTTTTGAGGTTGACGATACTCCTAATCACGAGAGAATACATAACCATCATAGATCAGGTACGTTTGAAGAAATTAAAGTCGACGGATCAAAGACAGTAGTAGTTGTCGGTGACGGCTACGAGATTAATGTAAAAGATAAAAATGTATTAATTAGCGGTACTATGAATTTAACTGTTTACGGTGACTGTAAAACTCTAATCAAAGGTAATAAATATGAAGAGATTGATGGCGACAGTTTTGTAACAATTCGTGGGGATAGGGTTACTAAAATTGGTGGTAACGAAATTATTGAAATTCTATCTGACCGTAACACGCAACTAAATGGTAATAATAACATCAGAATAACTGGTAATGATATTACTTCGATTGAGGGTAGTGAAACTATTTCTGTTGGATCAACCCATACTGAAACAATTACGGATGAAACTAATATTACTTATGGTGCTGACTTAAAAGAGACAACATTTGGATCCTATATGGGACTTAGAGGCGGATCTATTGACTTTGCAACACCAAAAGATATTAGTTTAGCCGCTGGTGGTAATGTCACAATACGCGCAGTTAATAATATGATTCTAACAGTAGGTAATGATCAGACTGTTACTGTTAATAATAATATTGCTATTACTGCTAATAATAATATGACTGAAAATATTACTGGTACGCAAACAACTAATGCTGAGTCTACTACTATTAATAATGATGTTGCTGTTACTGGTACTGTTGATGCGAGTACTGATGTTCTTGGCGGTGAAGCCGGTATTAGTCTTGTTACTCATACTCATACAGGATCAGCCACCGCACCTTCTGGAGCGCAATCAGATACAGGAGTACCTAAGTAATGGCATGCGGACCGGGAAAAGGACTTGATAAGCTTAAAGGTAAGCTCGATGGAGTTAAAGGTAGCCTTGGTGAATTACAAGGCGATGTAGCAGGCGGAATTGAAAGTCTAGGCGATAAATTAAATTCAGCTGCTGCAGATATTCAAGGCTCTATAAAAGAGATGATGCCTAAGATTGAATTACCAGAACTACCTGATTTACCAGATCTCAAATTACCTAAACTTGAACTTCCTGAACTACCAGTTATAGATAAGTTGCAAGATAAAATTGGTGGTGTTATTAATATTGCAAATGATCCTTTAGCTTTGTTAAAAGCTGGTGGTCCAAAAGGACTACAGAAAGAACTAGATGATATTAAAGCCAAGTTTGGGGATAAGATACCTGACTTTGATAAGTTACAAGCGGATGCTTTATCTGGTAAAATTAGTCTAGACGATTTATGCAAAAAGGTACCTAATTTAGAAATTGATCAAGCTGAGCCTGATAAAGTAGTTAAAAAAGGAACCCCAGCCACAGCTCCTGAAACTGATGCAGAGAAGGTACCTGAGCCTGAGCCTATCCCAGTATCTCCGAAGTTTGTTGAAACTGCACCTACGGCAGCATCTGTTGATGTAACTGCTGACGGTAAAAATAGAGAAGCAATAAAAGAAGAGCAAAAGGTTGATAAAGAGATACAAGAGACACGTTCAGAAACACTGCCATTAACTGAGAGTGAGCAGCAAGAGAGAAATAAACGTTGTTTAGCATTTTCGTATAAGCTAGCCACTAAAGCGCTGGCTGGTGGTGGCCTCGATTCTGTATCGTATAAAGCTACTAGAGAATACTTCAAAACTAAGAAGCTTAACCAGCAAGTTTTTGACTTATCTTGGCCTGAGTTATGGGTACAGGTATTCGCGGTGGCCGGTGATGATCCCTATAAATACCGTAAATCAAAAATAACAACAGATGAGTTAAGAGAAAGACAAAAAGCTCTGTTAAAGAAGAAAAATAAATTAACTTGGGATTTTCAGACTGATGCACAGATTTGGGACAAATACTATAATAAAGCTAAGGAATTAATGCCTGATTATTACGGTAAAGCTGATGATTTTGAAACAGCCGCTAATGAGGCTATTGCACGCGTAAAGAGCAAATTCAGATCAGCTTAGTATAAAGGTACTTATAAATAAAGACATGACTCAAAGAAAAATAGAAATAGTATATTCTGATCTAAGAAACGACTTGGCTCCTAATCCAGCGACAGGTGATATAATGCTTCGTTCAAATGAAGAAGCAATTGAATACTCAATAGTTAATCTTCTTACTACGGATAGATATGAGAGATTATTTCAGCCTGAAATTAACTCAGGAATTCTCGGGCTTTTGTTTGAAAATTATTCACCAGTTACATCTGAACTTTTAAGAGATCAGATCATTGATACTATAAATAACTACGAGCCTCGTTGCGTACTAGTTGATGTTATTATTATACCAAGAAGCGATGATAATACATACGAGGTCGAAATTACTTTTAAACCAATCAATAGCGAAGAAGCGCGCACTTTTAGCTTTGTTTTAGATAGGACACGGTAATGGCTGCAAATTCTGCTACTTCAGTTGTAGATCTGGACTTTGATACAATTAAATCCAATCTAATTAACTTTCTCAAAGGACAGTCTAGTATTCAAGACTATAACTTTGAAGGATCGAATATTAATACGCTGTTGGATGTATTAAGCTACAACACGTACTTAAATAACTTTTACACTAATATGGTTGCTAATGAGATGTTTCTCGATACAGCGCTTATTAGAGAGAGTGTAATCTCGCATGCAAAAGAATTAAATTATCTACCGAGATCCTGTACAGCTTCTTCTGCCAGAATTAACGTGAGAGTATATCCTACTGACCAGCCTTCTTCCATTAATATGGACAAATATACAAAATTTACTTCTACAGTAGGAGGAAAAACATTTACCTTCTCAACTGATTCAGATGTTACTATTATTGCAACAGAAGTTGACGGTGAGGCACAGTATCTTGCATCAAATGTTTCGGTTATTGAAGGTCAAGTAATTACAGAATATTTTACTGCTGACGGATCTAATAATTTTAGTGCTATTATCTCTAATGAGGGTGTAGATACTTCTAATATTACGGTAAGAGTTCGTGAATCAAATACTGTTTCCACTAATACCGAGTGGTCTAAGACTTCTACTATATTTGGCATTAACCATGAATCAAATAGTTACTTTGTAGAACCTACTGAATCGTTTAAATATAAAATATCATTTGGCGATGGTGTATTTGGTCGCAAGCCGGTTAATGGTAATATTATTGAAGTAACATACAGATCAGTAAGCGATGCTGAAGCTAATCGTGCGTCTAAATTTACTTCTGTATCAGGAGTAGGCGGATATTCAAACGTTATCATTACTACAGTAGCAAATTCTGATGGCGGCGCGGATAGAGAATCATTAGTAAGTATTAAACAGAATGCTCCGCGAGCTTTCCAAGTACAAGAGCGCGCAGTTACATCTAATGATTATGAAATAATTGCTAAACAGCAATTTCCTGAAATTGAAAATATTGCTGCATTTGGTGGTCAAGATTCAAATCCACCTAGATATGGTAAAGTACTACTGGCAGTTGATCTCACTCAGACTGATGGTGTCTCACTTGCTAAAAAGCAAGAGATAGAAGAGTTTATTAATACAAGAACGCCTGTAGGGGTTGATGCAATTGTTGTTGATCCAAAGTTTATATTCTTAAGTTTAAAACTAACTATTACTTATGATATCGGTGCATCATCAGATTCACCGAGTACTATAGGTGCAAGAGGACGAGAAGCATTAAACAATTATGCGCAAGTAAACTTAAATGGATTTAATAAAAAATATAGAAACTCAAAAGCTCTTGCTGCTGTTGACTTAACAGATGGTAGTATCATGGGGTCAGAGACCGAATTAAACCCTTACACAATTATACCTTTATCCAATACATTAAGATCATATAATCTGGAAACTTTAAACGAGTTGAAAGAAGATTCAAATCTATCTACTCTTACTAAGGTTTCCACTTACGAGCCTGCCGTTGAATCAACAACTTTTAATTATTTGGGTGATTCAGCTGCACGATTTATTGATGCTGGTAACGGTATACTAGCTATTGTACGCGGTGACACAACCTTCACTTTCTTAAAAAATAACGCTGGAACAATTAATTATAAAACCGGTGATATTACAATTAAACCAATTACTATTTCAGAAGCTACTGGATCTCTTAAAATGTACTTTAGACCTAAGAATAAAGACGTGATGTCTGTTAGAGATACAATTTTACAGCTTAATGATAATGATATTGAGGTCATAGTTAATCAAGGTAGATCATAATGAATCCTACTCCTGAATACATCAGCAACTTTATACGTGACCAATTTCCTGAATTTTATCAGGATATCAATGGTCCTATTGTTGATTTTATTCTTGCTTATTATGAGTTTCTAGAACAAGAAGGTCAGAATACTAAAGAGTTGCGCGGACTCAGACATGCACGTGATATTGAATCTGGTGTTGATAAGTTTACAGAAAACTTTAAAAACATGTTTCTTGCTGGTACTCCCTTAACCACTGAAGCTGACTCAACTTTTATTTTAAAACATATATCTGATCTTTATCAGTCAAAAGGATCAAGCCGTAGTATAGAGCTTTTAATTAAACTGCTCTATAATCAAGAGGTAGATGTATTTTTGCCAAGTTCAAGAGTACTTAAACCATCCAGCACAAGATGGTTAAAGCCAGAATATATTGAACTGTCAGTTTCCGAAAAAACAAAATTATTCCCTGGTAATCAGATTGTAGGTGGTACTACTGGAGTAACTGCCTTTTGTGAATCTGTTATTGAGAAAACAGTCAATAATAAAAAAATTAATATTGCATATATTACTAGCTCAACTGGTTCATTTGAAACGGGTGAGATTATTACAGCTGACGGTTCAATGGACGGCGCCCCACTTATGATTGGCTCTTTGAGTGAAGTGAAGGTAGAATCAGGTGGACAAGGCTTTAGAATTGGTGATATCTTTGATATTGAGAGTGAATCAGGCCGCGGCGGCCAGGCCAAAGTTACTGCTGTTGAAAACTTAGCAGGTCGAGTTGATTTTCAGCTAGTTGACGGAGGTTACGGATTTACTGTATCAAATGTATATACAGAATCACTATCTTCAAATACTACACTTATTATCAATGAGATAGTCAACTCAAATACTGATATTGAAGATTTTTGGAGTTTTGAGACTGTAAGCCAACCCATACAATCAATAACAATAACGGGCTTAGGTTCAAACGTTTCTGAAAAAGAAGCCAACGTTGAAAATTTTTATACGCATGTCACTAATGCAAGTTTTGTCAATAGCTTTATAGTTAAAGCTGGCGGTGTAGATTATACAAATACTGACGTAATAGAATTTGGTGCTGGTAATGCAGCCGCTAATGTAGTAACAGATGGTAACGGTGCAATCACGTCAATCACCGTAAATGAAAGCGGTGCTGGGTATACTGGCGCGCCTAGATTTGATATTACTACGGCTTCCGGTACCGGAGCTAATCTCAGTCTGATAATGGGTAATGATAATTATATCCAGGGCGCTAACTCAACAGATACAAATGTAAGTTCAGGTTATGTTGTAGCAAATAGTATAACTGCTAACTCTACTGATGCTATTGGTAATTTAACTATTATTACTACAAGCGGCAATTTTGATGATGCTTCGTATATTCATACCGGTACTTTAACAGAGAATGCTCTATCCTCTGGCACTGCCAATATTGAAACGTCCGGTAGATTTATTGGTACTGTTACTAATACAGTAAGTAATACTTTTAGAACAGGTATTGATAGTAATACAAGCTTATTCTATTCTGGGCCCGGTACTTTTATTCAGGGTGCAGATAGTAATACTTTTGCAAATGTTTCCGTTGTTGGTAGTTATACATCACCTGCTGATTTTGAAATTGGTGCTATTGGAATACAAGAGAGTTTAACATTCTACAGTGATATTATTGGTGGTAATAATTCACAAAATGTTGTATTTACAGATGTCTCTGTAGAAGGTAGAAATTCAAATATCGGTGTTATCGAGAGTATTACAGTTGACACACAATTAAATATAACCTCACTAAGTAATACTGTATACCATGCGCATCAATCTAACGGCGAATTTAGTAATGGAGATTATATTTATTCTGCTAATGTTTATGTTAATACTATTTTTATTGCCTCAGCTGGTTCATTATATGATAACGCAGATACAGTTACTCTATCTGGTAACGCTACCGGTACTCTAATTACAACTAATACAGGCAGTATTTCAGCAATTGAATTAACATCAGCAGGCGCTGACTATGCTGGGCAGGCAACTGTTACAATTAATACTTCTACTGGCTCCGGAGCTAATGTTTATGCGATAATGAATGCAGAAGGTGATGGTGCGCAAGCATATATTAAATCACAAAATGCGACAAACATTATAATTTATGACGGTTCTAACGGCGCATTTAGTACTTCCGATATTATTACAAACAGAGGTGTTAATGCTTTTGCGACGGTATCTGGTTTTGGTGCACTAGGCGGTACAGGGTATGACCCGACTGATACAATTACTATTTCAGGCGGTAGTCCTGAGTTAAACGCTACCGCTACACTAAATGTTCAAAGTAACTCTATTGTAAGTATTAATGTTACAGACCCGGGTAATGGGTATGATGATATACCGACCTTTACTATTACAACAAGTTCTGGTACTGGTGCTAATTTATCTATTAATGTAGATTTTGGAATTGGGTTTACTAAATCACCACAAGCGGATGATACTACAATCCTTAATGATGCTTTTAGTTTCCTTACTGCCAATATTGGCGAGATTATTTCTTTCTCTGGTATTAATCCAGGCGCTGGCTATTCTCTTACTCCTGTACCTATTATAAGAAATAATTACATTGCAGCCTTTAATAGACGTGATTTTATAGTGACAATTGACAACCTGCAGGGATTCTATCAGACAGGCGAAAGACTCACTCAGACCGTGGATCTCCCAGGGTATGATATAGTATATTCAAGTATTAGTAATACTGTTGCTGTTACTCCTGGTGAAGGTGTGAGACAAAATAATACTTTGGCTACTGGTGTAGTTGAGTCAGTAAACTCTACTGTATTAAACCTTAAAGATACAGTTGGGGCATTTGATGATACTGCTGATATTATAACGCTTTCAACTAATGCTACAATCACGCCTGCATCGAGCGGTGTCACTCAGAGTAATGGTACTAGTATTGCTACTGGTACATTAAAATCAAAAGTAAATAATGGTGATGGCACTTTTGATCTTAAGATTAGAAGATTAAGCTTCGGCCAGTCATTTATTTCTGGCGCATCTTTAGCAGGTGTTACATCTGAAGCAAATTCTAATATTATAAATGTTGTTCAAGACCCAGATAGCCTTCCTATTGGATTAAATGCTGTTGTTACTGCAAATGTACAAACTGCCAACGGAGTAGCTACTGAGGTAGAGGTTATTAACTCAGGGTATGGGTATCAGCCTAATACAACTCTTAATCTCGTTATGAGTAACTCGCAGTTTATATCGAGCGGTAAAGCCATTGTTGAGAAACAGGGTGTTGGTCCAGGTAGATGGATATCTAGTGAATCATTCTTAAATGATACATCCAAGATACAAGATAGTAATTATTATCAAGAGTATTCCTATGTTGTAAAGACAGGCTCAGCATTAGATAAATACTCGAGTATACTAAAAGAAATGTTGCATGTTGCTGGGTTTAAATTGTTTGGTGAAGTTATTAAGACTAGAGAGATATTTGCGCTTAATGTTGATGTCACCGATGAGGATGAAGCAAATACACACCACCATGTTACTGTAGCTAACACGTATGAGAGCTGGATGAATTAATGTCACACTATATTGTACCTAAAAACTTTGATATCTTTGTAGCCGAGCAGTTCGTTGAATCACTTACTGAACCCGCTAATAATTTGCTGTATATGTTTTACGGCAATCACTTGCCGTTTGAAAATGATAATAATCCACCTAAACCACTTAATTCCATATCTGGTACATTCCATGATGTATATGACAACATGATCGGCGGTAAAAAGGTTAGAGCCCAGGATCTTGCTCATGTCGTACCAAAATATATTTGGGAATCTGGTACAATTTATGATGAGTATGATAATAATACTGAAAATCTATTTACTAAAAAATTCTACGTAGCTGTTAAAGAAGGTGCGTATTATAATGTATTTAAATGTTTAGACAATAATGGTAGGCAAAGATCAACTCAGAGCCCACTTAAGTCTGAATTTGTACAAGGGGATGAAATTTATACTACAGTTACTGATGGCTATCAGTGGAAGTATATGTATTCTGTACCTGAAGCTACATGGGATCAATTTACTACTGAAGATTTTATGCCGGTAGTGGCAAATAGTGCTGTGAGCTCTTCTGCTATTGACGGTGCTATCTATAAAATTAGTATTGACAGTGCTGGCCAAGATTATAGTTCTTATGCCGAAGGATTTATAACTGATACAAATGTTGGTGGTGATGATAAAGTTTTAGAAGTATCTGGTACAACTAGTTTAGTATTGACAACAGTAAATGCAAGTAATACTTTTACCAAAGAAGAGATTACAACCTCTTTTCTCGAAGCAATATTAATATCTGATGGCGGGCTAGGGTTTAGTAATACAGATACAATTAATATTACTGGCGGATCACCAACCGTACCAGCTACAGCTACACTATCTACTAACTCTACTGGCGGTATTACTGGTATTAATTTAACCAATAGGGGTAAGTCATATCAAGAAACGCCAACAATCACAGTTACTAGCTCTACTAATACTGCTGCAGCGATCTTAACAGGTAGAATTAAGTCATCAACAGCCATAGTTTCGAACGTAGATGGTAATACAATTACAATTACGTCCGTTGAAGGTTCAATTACAGAAGTAGATGAAATTACTGGTGCTCAGTCTAACGCCGTTGCTAATATTAGTAATGTTGTAAGAGTTGGTGATCTACTCTCACCTAATAATGACTTTTATAAAGGATCAACGTTTTATATTGATCACGGAACCGGTGCTGGACAGTTTGCTACTATCGATGATTATATTGTTACATCACAAGCTAAGAGAATAATTCTCAATAGTAGTTTCGCAACACAATTGGCTGATGATTCTCACTTTATTATTAGTCCTAAAGTTGAGATTGTTGGTGATGGCACTGGCGCAGCTGCC